AAGTGAAGCTTGGTTCGCTCCCGCTGGTATTAATAGAGGTGGCTTAAATACGGTAGTACAGGCGCAAAGAAAATTAACTCAAACTAATAGAGATGACTTGTATACAGGAAAAGTTAATCCAATAGCTACATTCCCTGGAAAAGGAGTTGTAGTGTTTGGTCAGAAAACTTTACAATCAACAGCATCTGCATTAGATAGAATAAATGTAAGAAGATTATTAATAGCTTTAAAATCTTACATAGTACAGATTGCTGATAATTTAGTATTTGAACAAAATACGTCAGCAACAAGAAATAACTTCTTATCACAAGTAAACCCATATATGGAGTCAGTTCAACAAAGACAAGGTTTATATGCATTTAAAGTAGTTATGGATGCTTCAAATAATGGACCAGATGTAGTTGATAGAAATCAAATGGTAGGTGCGATTTATGTTCAACCAACTAAAACTGCTGAATTTATTTACTTAGATTTCAACATTTTACCAACTGGAGCTACATTCCCATCATAAGAAGTATAAAACATAATATGTATAATAAAATAAAACAACAATAAAATGGCAGTAGTAAATCCAAACGAAATGTTTTTCACAGCTTTTGAACCAAAAGTTGCCAATAGATTTATAATGTATGTAGATGGTATACCATCGTATATGATTAAAGAAGTAGGTGAACTTAAAATAGAGCAAGGTGAAATAGTATTAAATCACATTAATACTTATAGAAAAGTAAAAGGAAAAGCTAAATGGTCTGATTTATCAATGACATTGTATGATCCAATAACACCATCAGGAGCACAAGCAACTATGGAGTGGGTTAGATTACACCATGAATCAGTTACTGGTAGAGATGGTTATAGTGATTTCTATAAAAAAGATGTAACTATTAATGTATTAGGTCCTGTAGGAGACGTAGTTTCTGAATGGATTATAAAAGGTGCATTTATTAAAGATGCAACATTTAAAGGATTTAATTGGGATACTGAAGCGGAAGCTCAAACTATCGCATTAACTTTAGGAATGGATTACTGCGTGTTAAATTTCTAAAAAAGAAATTACATATTTTAAAGAATAGCTTGGCTTCGGTCAAGCTTTTTTTTATATTGGATATGTATACATGAAATCAAGTTATAACAAATAAAAGATATGAGCGAAAACAAATTTAAATTCCCAACAGAAATCGTTGATTTACCTTCAAAAGGTTTACTTTACGATAAAGAAAATCCACTATCATCCGGTAAAATTGAAATGAAATATATGACGGCTAAGGAAGAAGATATCCTTACAAATCAATCATACATTTCAAATGGTACTGTATTAGATAGATTATTAAAAGCATTAATAGTTTCTAAAGTAGATTATAATGATCTTATAGTAGGTGATAAAAACGCATTATTAATAGCAGCTAGAATACTAGGTTATGGTAATGATTATGTAATTACTTATAAAGGTGAAGAAGTTAAGATAGATTTATCAATTATTGATAATAAAAAAATAAAAAATAAAGACTTTGAATCCGGTAAAAATGAATTTCCTTTTACTTTACCTAAATCAGGAACATTAATTACTTTTAAATTATTGACACATGGTGATGAGATGAAAATTGAAAAAGAAATTAAGGGATTAAAGAAAATAAACCCTAATGGATCACCTGATTTATCAACACGTCTTAAATATATGATCGTGTCAGTAGATGGTTCAAGTGAAAAAAAGGATGTTAGAGAATATGTAGATAATTATTTCTTAGCACAAGATTCAAGAGCACTTAGAAATTATATAAAAGACTTTCAACCAGATGTTAATTTAAAAGTTCCTGTAGAAACTATCCAGGGTGGCGAAGAGGACATCCAAGTCCCGATAGGGCTTACGTTTTTTTGGCCTGACGCAGACTTATAGAGTAAGTTTATTTTCTATAATTCATGAAATAGTATTTCATGGTAAAGGAGGTTATGATTGGCATACTGTTTATAATATGCCTATATGGCTTAGGACCTTTACATTTAGCAAGATAAAAGATTATTATGAAGAAGAAAATAGACAAGCTAAACAAGCACAAGGAAAAGGTGGTAGTAGTAAATCAATAACAACTGATGGGAAAGTAACATCTCCTGAATTTCTTAAAAACGCACAAGCTCCTCCACCATCTTCATCCCCCAATTATACTACAAGAGCATCTAGAAAATAGATGCTTTTGATATTTATAATAAAATTAGCCTCTAATGAGCAAAAATTCTGAAAGTATAAAACAAGCTACTGCTGCACAAAGGGAATTTAACGACCTTAGTGCAGAAGGTAAAGATATTTATAGAGAATATCAAGGTATTTTTAATAGCATATCTGGTGAATTAGGAAAACAAGTAAGTTATGCTGCTCAAGCTAAAAAAGAATATAATAATTTAGCTAGTATATCAAGAAAACTTTCTGATTCTCAAGCAGAAACTAATAGATTATCAGACAAAGAATTAAATAACCTCCAAAAAAGAGCAAAATCATCAGCTGATCAAATTAAATTTGCATTAGATGAAGTTGCAGCGAAACAAAAACTTGGAGTAGTGTTAAATGATAATGAGCAAGCTTTATTAGCATCTGGTAAAGCAAACCAAAGCCAAGAAAAAGATTTTTTAAAGGACATTCAAAAACAAATAGAACTTAGAAAGAAATCAAACGAAGCAATGGGAGTAGCTGGTGGATTACTATCTGGGTTAACGGCTATGGCAGGACCATTTGCAAAAGCTCTAAAACTTGATAAAGTTCAACAAGACATGGAGAAGACTGCTGATGCAGTAGCCAAAGGTAATAAATCATTTGGTAAAATGAGAGTATTAGCAGCTGGTGTTGGATCAGCAATTACTAATGCTTTTGCAACTATGACTGACCCTGCTGTTGTAATAGGTGCTATAGTAAAGAGCATGGGAGCAATTGCCAAAGAACAAAAGAATTTTAGGCAAATAACAGGGCAAAATATAGATTTACAAGATAGTTTAAACGGTAAAATGATTAATACTGTTGACTATATAAAGGGGGCAGTAGCTTTAACTAAAGAATTAGGGGTAAATGCTCAAGTAGTTTTTTCATCAGAAACTATTGCTGAAGTAGCTGAATTAACCGAGAATATGGGGTTAGGTGCTAAAGAAGCAGCTAATTTAGCTAAAATGGCTAAAATAAGTGGTAAGGAATTATCTACAGTTACGGCTGAAATGGAAGCATCATTCAAATCATTTGTTAAAACTAATAAAACAGGTCTTAATTTAAAAGATGTAATATCAGATGTAGGAAATGCATCAGCAGCTGTTTCATTATCATTAGGAAGCCAACCAGAAAAAATACAACAGGCTGCTATGGAAGCCCGAAAATTAGGGTTATCACTAGAGCAAGTAGATAAAATAGCAGGTTCATTATTATCTTTTGAATCTTCTATTGAAGCTGAAATGGAAGCTGAATTATTAACAGGTAAACAATTAAATTTAGATAAAGCCAGATCATTAGCATTAAATAATGATTTAGCAGGGGTAGCTAAAGAAATAGGTAAAAACCAAGCAATATTAGGAGCATTTGCATCTGGTAATAGAATACAACAAGAAGCTACAGCTAAAGCTATGGGTATGTCTAGGGATGAAATGGCTAAAATGATTTATCAACAAAAAATAGCTAATGGTTTAACGGCAGAACAAGCTGCAGCAGCTGCAGATGTATCTGTATCTGAAGCAAAACGATTAACAGCTCAAGAAACCATAGCTAAAGTAATGGATAAAATGACTCAAGGAGCAGCTTCATTCCTTGATAAAATGATGCCTATATTAGATAATACTTATCTTATAGAAGCATCAATGATTGTAATTGGAGCTGTTGTAGTTGGTAAGATAGCAAAAGGTCTTGCTGATGCAGCAAAAAGTACAGTGGATATGGCTAAAGGTGCTGCTAGTGCTTTAAAAGGTATGGGAGGGTCTAAAGGTGGAGGAGATGATACACCTGATCTTAAGAAAAAACCTGATACAAAGGGAATGGATAAAAAATCCGGAGAAGGAATAAAAGCATATTTAAAAGGTTTAGGTGATGGTTTGGCTTCTATTGGTAAACAGATGGGTAATGTAATAAAAGGAGCAGTAGCATTAGGTATAGCTGGTATAGTTTTAGGGGGAGCATTTGCTGTAGCTCTAATGATGATTAAAGATGTAGATCCTATACAAATGATTGCATTTTCAGCTTCATTAGCTATGTTAGGTCTTACAATGGCAGTAATGGGTAATATAGGTGGTAATATAATAGTAGGAGCATTAGCTATGGGAATATTAGCCTTAGCATTAATACCAGCTGCCTATGCTTTTAGTTTATTAGCTGAGGTAGATATAGCAAAAATGATTGCATTTTCTTTAATGTTACCTTTATTAGCATTAGCAGCAGCAGGATTAGGATTTATAGCACCATTTATTGCAGCTGGGTCAGCAGCATTAGTAGTATTAGGAGTAGGTATGCTGGCTGTCTCATTAGCTTTTGGTGCGATGGGGGGTGTAGATATAGAAAAAATAAAAATACTTGGAGAAGTTTTACCATCAATTGGATTAGCTGCTGCCAAATTAGGAATTATGGCACCATTTATTGCAGCTGGGTCAGCAGCAATGGTATTACTATCAGTAGGTATGCTAGCTATTGGATTGGGAAGTGCAGCAATGGGGAATGTAGATGCAGAACAATTAAGAATATTTTCAGAAGTTCTACCAGGATTAGGATTAGCAATGGCAGGATTAGGATTTATGGCACCATTTATAATAATGGGATCTTTTGCATTAGGTGCTATGTCATTAGCTTTAGTACCATTAGCATTAATGGGTCCTGGATTAGCAATAGCTTCAACAGCATTGATGGGAATGGCTCAAGCATTAAGAGAAGTAGGATCAGCTTTAGGTGAGATTGATGGAAGTAAATTAGATAAGTTAGAAGATTTTGCTATAACTAGTGCTGTAACAGGAGCAGCATCAGGAGTAATGGCAGCAATTGCATCTCCAATAGCAGCATTAGGAGGAATGTTAGGGGGAGGAGATGATGGTGATGATGCACAAATGCAAATCGTTGAAAAACTAGATCAACTTATTGCAATAGTAGAAAAAGGAGGGGATGTTATTTTAGATGGAGCTTTAGTAGGTAAAAACCTAGCAATTGCATCCTCCAAAATGGGTTAATATTTATAACAAAACAATTAAAATTAAATAATTATGGCGCAATCATTAGAAAACAAATTTGAATCCAATGGATCCGTATTAGGGTATCCAAATAACCCATCCCAACCAGTATCTACACCAGGTGGTATAGGTGCTGCAGTTAGATCATCAACAATGCATGACCAATATTCATATGATGGTAATCCAATATCAGCAGATGTATCACCTAGATTTGATAATGCTGGTGGAGCTTCTGGTAATGTATCATTACCATCTCCAACAGGACTTCAACCTTTTACAGGACCTCAAAATGGTGTAGCAGCAGGAGCTGGATTTAATACTTACAATAACAATAGTACATACGATAGTTTTATATTAAGTCAAGGAGCAACTAAGTAATACACACATAATGCCGTTAATAAATTCAACTACTGATT